TTTTTTTTTAAAGGATTGCATATTTCTTCATAATACATTAATTATTAATATTATATTATTTTTTAAATACTATAAAATACTCTATTTAAAAAAATAATTAATATATTAAAATATAATGAAATATCCAAATGTTATATTTTTTAGATATAATAATTATTCATCAATAGATACTTTATTAGAAAAAAATAAAGATTCAATTAATTGTACAATTAATATAACATCTGATTTTAATTATTTAAATAAATTATATAATCCCGACTATCATGTATTAATTACATATGGTAATAATTGGGAAGAATACTCAAATGATGTACATTCTATTATTTCAGATAGAATGTTAAAACAATGGATTCATTTAAATGAAATAAATAATATTGATACTTTAAATCATTCTGTTAATAATTGTTATGTTAGTTTTTTATTAAATGATCGAAAAAAATCAAGACCAGTATTTTCAATTTTTACAACATGTTATAATTCATATCATAAAATATTTCGTGCTTACGACGGTCTTAAAACTCAAATTTTAAAAGATTGGGAATGGGTAATTTTAGATGATTCTCCTAATGATGAACATTTTATTTTTTTAAAAAATTTATTTAAAGATGATAACAAAATTAGATTATATAAAAGAGCATCTAATAGTGGAAATATTGGAAATGTAAAAAACGAAGCAATATCTTTATGTAGAGGTTTATATGTTTTAGAATTAGATCACGATGATAAAATATTACCTTATGTACTATCTGATTCTAAAAGAGTATTTGAAGAAAATGAAGATGTTGGATTTGTTTATATGGATTTTATTAATATTTATGAAAATAATAATAATTTTAGTTATGGTGATTTTTTTAGTAAAGGTTATGGAGGTTATTATTGTCAAAAATATAATAATAATTGGGTTTATGTCTGTATGACACCTAATATTAATAATATTACATTAAGTCATTTAGTATGTATGCCCAATCATCCACGTATTTGGAGGAGAGATACATTAGTAAATGTAATTGGAAATTATTCTGAATACCTTTATATTTGTGATGATTTAGAAGTTATTCTTAGAACAGCAATTAATACAAAAATTGCGAAGATACCAAAATTTGGATATATTCAATATATGAATGAAGGAAATAATAATTTTTCTTTAATTCGAAATTCTGAAATTAATCGTATTGGTCCACAATATTTAGTTCCTATTTTTACAGAAAAATTTAATGTTCTTGAAAAAATGAAATCTATTGATGCATTTGATGATGAAAAATATTTACATAATCATAAAAAAATATGGGAAAGAGATGATTATGAACATAAAATTGCTAATAAAATTATACAATATGATTATGATAAACAATATTGTATAATAGGTATTAAAACATTTTATGAAAATATAGAGTATCTAAAGGAATTATATAAAAATGAAAAAAATGATTTTATATTATTAGAAAATAATGAAACAATTGAAAACTTATCATCAATACTTGAAAGTAATAATTTTGATAAAATGAAATGTTATAGTTTAAAAGATACATCTGAACAAGAATTTATTAATTATTTTATTAGATTATATAAAAGTTGTGATAATTATGAAATTATGAGAATAAATAATTCAAAAAGTATTAATAATATAATTAAATTAACTAAAGATTATAATACAAATTTTAATACTCGTGCTGAAATAATAAATGCAAATACTAATCAGAATCATAATTATTTAGAAATTGGTGTTGAATATGGTATAACATTTAATAGTGTTCATTTTACAAATAAAATTGGTGTTGATCCTGATCCTAAATTTGAAAGTACTCAATTAGTTTTAAAAACATCAAATGATTTTTTTAATAGTAATAATGAATTATTTGATGTTATATTTATAGATGGTATGCATCAAACAGAATATTTTTTAGATGATTTTATGAATAGTTTAAAAATATTAAATAATGATGGAATTATTTTTATTGATGACCTCCTACCAATAACTTATTTTGAGCAATTAAAAATTCCTAGAAAACATTATTATGAAAATAATATTTTAAAATATGGAGAACCATGGACTGGAGATATATGGAAAGTTGTTTATTATATTCTAAAAAATCATTTTGATAATTTTGAATTTTCTTATTTCAATAGTCAATATTATAGAGGAGTAGGAATGTTAAAAAATATTAAATATTTTAAAATTAGTGAGAATGCAATTATTGAAATTAATAATTATGAATATAATATTGATTTTCCTAATTATTTAAGATTTTTTAGGTAAGTTATCTATTTATACTTTTTATATATATCTTTTGGAACAATACAAATTTTATTAGTACATATTTGAATATTTTCTATATGTGGTTTATAAAAAATAAAATATGAATAGCTTACTAATTTAATTTCTACTTCAATATATTTATTCAATTCTTTATTAAAAAAAAGTGTTTTATATATTGTACATGGTTTTAAATTACCTTTAAATTCTTTTATTAAATAATCATAGTAAACTCCAAATAATTTATATCTTTTATTTACATATTGGTTATATATTATTGAAGTTACAGGGCAAATGTCTGTTATTTTATATTTAATATTACAACAACAATTACAAAATTCAAACTCTTCTTCATTGATTATTATAATTTTAGAATTTACATATAATTCTTTAAGAAAATCATAAGATAAAATTTTATATTTTTTATGAACTTCTAATGTATATTTATCTTTAATTAAATAATTATAAGGGATACCATCTTTAGTGTATCGATTAACCATATATTATATTATAATATTTTATATTATAATATATTTAAAAATAAATACTTTTAAAAATACTTTAAAAATGAATATTTAAACTTTCATTTTAAACGCCAATTTTCTTAATAACTATATTTTATTTTTATACATATTTTTTAAGAATATATGCTGATGCACATAATCTAAAAATTAGTTTATATGTAGAATTATCAAGCACATTCCAAATACTAGATATTATAAATATATCTATAGCAATATTTTTAATTAAATTATTCATTTTTATTAAATAATTATTTAATTATCTTTAAGTATTTTTATATCTTTTTCATCTTTTTCATTTTATAAATAATCAACATTTCTATATTAAAATATAAAATAAACTCCCCAAAAAAATATAAAATAAACTCCCCAAAAAAATATAAAATAAACTCTCCAAAAAATAGGAAGGGTGCGGGGAACCTAGGTTCCCTGCTTTAGTTAGAAAAAACAGTTGCTCCCATACCTCCAATAATTCTGAATACATTATAATTAAGTGCATACATATAACAATTAAATCTTTGTTCAATTGGATATGTATTAAAAATATTAATTCTAAATTCTTGATAATCTAAACGCGAAAAATTTTGAGTGCCTGATGGTTGATAGTCTTCCGGTTTTAATCCAAAGGATAAAACATATATACCTTCTTGTGATATACCAGAGTGATATTTAAACATTTGTAGATTTTGATAAAAGTCATGATCCATTATTTCCATCCTATCATTATTATTAAAAACTGGTTGTGCTGATTGCATAATACTATAATAATTTCCAAAGTATGTTTGTGTTTGTTCTGGTGTTAATTTATATACGGATTGTGCTTTTATATCATTAACAAAATTTGTAAAAGTTTCTTTAATATATCCTAATAAAGGTTCATTAAATTTATAATTATAAAATTGTAATTGACTTTGCCAATAACCAAAACTATTATCTTCTTCATTATTTAATCCTGTGAAATTATACCAATCGTTATATTGATCTAAATTATCTTGAGTTAATACCCAAATTACTTCTTTAACAGGATGTGAAAATGTTGTTTCTAAATAATTTGGTCCTGCTTTTAAACCCTGAAATAAATTAAATTGTGTTTGTGTAATTAAATATTCATGTGATGTTTGTGCAAACATTTTTCGTTCATCATCTCCTAAATAAATATAATTGCATAATAAATTTGTATTACTTTGCCAATTGTTTTGTGTAAAATAATAAAAAACGTTAGTTTGATCATATCCAAGTGATAATAAATAATTTCGAATACTAATATTAAAATCGCTATTTTGATAATCTCCAAATAATTGTTTTGGTGCAATTGGTGGTTTTCCAATTCTAATTAATTCATTTAAAGGAGAAAACGTTACATCAATATATAATTCATTATATTGAAGTGCTATTAGTGGTATTGATAAACCACTATTTAAACAATACCAAAAAAGTAAAGGAATATATAAACGACGTGCATTAATTGCTATTTTCTGATCTGTTATTTCATTACTTAAATTTTGTCCAGTATTTAACATAAAAGATTCTCCACCAATACATTTTAACCATTGATATTTTTTTGTTCCATTAAAATAAACATCTGTATATATTTTCATAAAATCTCCTCGTTGTGTATCTATTTGAAATCCATCTACTCGAATGGATACCTCCTGAATTATTCTTGTTCCAAGTTCTTCTACCCATCCAAATGGAATCATATTATTTGTATAAATTGCTGGAAGATCGTATGTTAAATATGTGTCGTGTAATAAATCTGCATTTCGGTCTATTTTACAAGTTGCTTTTGTCATTTGAGTAGGCGTAAAAGTTGGAATAGAATCAAATGGAAGTGTAATATATTCTGTTCCAAATTGCGTATATCTTTTATAAACTGTTTTAAAAAATGTCATTGTTGGATTTCCGGTTAAGTAAATATCCTGGGCTCCTTGAAATATAAGTTGCATTATACCACCTGGCATTTTTATATATTATTTATATAAATTATTTTAAATTAAAATAATATATTAAGAAATTATTTAATTTTTTTTCTATTTAAATAATATAAATAAAAATGAATAATCAAGTTCCGGTTAGTAACAATCAAGTTCCGGTTAGTAACAATCAAGTTCCGGTTAGTAACAATCAAGTTCCGGTTAGTAACAATCAAGTTCCGGTTAGTAACAATCAAGAATCATTAGCAGATAACAATTTACCATTAAGAAAAAGATCAAATAAATTACCAAATATAACTCCAGATAATGAAAGTACAATTCAAAAATATACAGATGAAGTATCAGGATACGGTGCTGAATATGATAATCTTGAAGATGGAATTAAGGTAGTTATTGGTAATATTAATGGTATTAATCGTTCTCTTACACAGGAAATTAGTAAAATTAGTAATACTAAAGAAAATATTAATGATATAAATTATATTAAAACATATTTATCAAGTTCATTTGATATTATTAAAAATTATATAAATGGTTTTAATGATAATATTAAAACCTTACAATCTCAAGATGCTATTATTGATAATAATATAGAAAAAATTCAAAAAACTAAAGGAGATATTGAAAATTTTATTACTACAAGACCATTTACATCAGGAACAGTTAAATCAAGAAGTATTGATAGTTATAAAGGAGTAATTGAAGCTAAATTAACAGAAAATTTAAATGATTTAGATAATTTATTAGAAACTTATGATAAAATAAAAGATAAATGTATTAGTTTAATTTCTAAAGGAACTGTCGGTTTTAATAAAAAAGTAATAGATTTTAAAACAAAATTAAAATTAAATGTTATTACTTATTTTAATCAAAAAATATTAGGATTACAATATGAAAATTATACTACATTAAATAAAAAATTTACAAATAGTCAAAATAACACTGTAAAATTAAACACTTTAGTTGAAATGAAAGAATTAATAGTTAAAATCAAAGAAGAAATTGGAGAATTTAGACCAATATTACAAAAATCATATAAATATAATGCTAATAATAATTATAGTATTCTTAATAATCCAAATATAAATTCAGTTAATGAAAAAATTAGTAAAAATGTTAATGATATTGAAGCTAAATTAAATGATTCAATTCAAAATTATAAAGAAGTAACACAAAGAAAAATTAATGATCTTCAATCTGAAGTAAAAAGAATACTTGAATCTGTACTTCAACCAATACAAACATATAATGGTACTGCAGGAGAAGAACTTTCTATAGAATTTAATAATAAATCTTTAAATAATATTAGTACCAGTATTCAAACTAGAATAAAAAATATTCTTGATTTAATAGATACAAAATTAGGATTAAACAGTTCTCAAAATCTTGCAATAGCAGTTCTAGATAATGGAAATTTACCTCAAAACTTAGTTGCTAATAGTGTACCTGTCCCAAATGTAAAAAAAAATCAACTAGCAATAGGAACTAAAGTAACTATACCTCCTCCAGCTGGAGATTTCGGAGGCAAACTTAGAGAAGGAACTGTAGAAGGTTATTATAATAGTAATAAAGGATATACACGTGTTAAATTAAATAATAGTGGTATTATTGAACGAATTAGAAATGAGAATGTTAAAAAAGCACCTAATTCAAGTTTAGTTAATAATGAATCTGCTGTTAGAAACTCAGCTAATAATGTAGCTATCGGAAACTCAGCTAATAGTGTAGCTGTCAGAAACCCAGCTAATAATGTAGCTGTTAGAAACCCAGCTAATAATGTAGCTGTTAGAAACCCAGCTAATAATGTAGCTGTTAGAAACCCAGCTAATAGTGTAGCTGTCGGAAACTCAGTTAATAATGTAGCTCAAAATATGGCATCATCTCTAAATCCTAATAATAATACACATAATGTAGGAATATCTAATGTTCCTTTAGTTAATAATGTATCTGGTGTTAGAAACGCAAGTTTAGTTAATAATCCAATTAATAATGATGCAAGTATTAGTAGTCGTCTAAATAAAGATGTAGGTAATAGAGTAACTGGTAAAAATATTACTACTGGAAGAAATATTACAGGTACAATAAATAGTATTAATAACACTTATTATATTTTAAGTAATTTAAAAGATTTAAGCGGTAATCCTTTAGAGGGACCTGGTAAGATTACGAAAGCTAGTGCTAATTGGGGTGAAAATAGCCATGTAAAACAAAACGCGCCAAATTTACTTAATCATAATAATTCTGCAGATATTGAAGTAGGCGATGAAATAAGATGGCAAAAATATTCACATGGTAAAAAAGATAATAAATTAATTAATGGAAAAGTTACTGATATTCAAAGAAATGGAGAAAACACTATATATAAAGTAGTAACTATTAAGAATGGAGTTGTACAACCAAAGAATAAAAGTAACTTAAAAAAATCAACACATAATAGAATTATAATAACAAAAAAACATAGTTAAAAATTAAATATATAAATTATAAATTAAGTTATATAAAATATATAACTTAATATTATATATATGAGTAATTTAGTAAATTTAAATACTAAAACATCTTTAATTTTACAAAAATATAAATTAGAAAATTTTGATATTCAAAGTAAAACATTATTAAAAGAATTAGATAATATAACAAATAGTATTCTAAAAAGAGATTTTTTAAGAAAAAATATAAATATATCTGATAAATATTTTGATATTACTGAAAATATTAATATTATAATTAAAAAAATTAGAGATGTATTAACAACTTTAACATTAATTAAAATAAAACCTAGAGAAATAAATTTGAATAATAATGAAAAATATCAAAAATTAAATTCAAATATTAATGAAAAAAAATTAGAATATGAAAATTTTCAAGATAATTTATTTCAAAACTTAACTCAAAAAAAAAATAAATTATACTATGTCTTAAAAGACTTTTATAAAAGTTTATCTAATCAACAAAAAATAATACATAATAACTCTCAAAATGTTATTAATTTTAGAAAAAGTTCAAATGTAGAAAATAATTCAATGATTAATGATTCATTCAAAAATTCAAATGAAAATGAAGTTATAATAAGTTTTAAAAATGAAGCTAATAATTTAGAAAATGAAGCTAATAATCTAGAACACGAAGATAATAATTTAGAAAATGAAAAAAGATTATCATTAAAATCATTAGGAAAAATTGAACAAAAACATAATTCAAATTCAAATTCAAATTCAAATTCAAATAATTTTTATAATCCTCCTCATGGAAATCTTCCTCAAAATTTTCGTAATCAACCATTATATGAAAATTTTGATATTAAGAACCCAGAAATTAGAAAATTAGAAAATAACCTAAAAAGGGGATTAACAACAAATATTAATTTAAAATCAAATCTTAGCGAGTACCCTAATTCATATAGTAATGGTTATGAATCTATTATAGAATTTAATCCATTAAAAAACAAAAAAAAAATAAGTGCAGAAAATTCTAATTTATCAAATATATATTCAAATAAAAATTCAGAATTTTTAGAAATTAAACATCTTAATAAAGAATTTAATATTAAAAATAAAAATTTAAAAAAAATAAATGAATTAAATAAAATAATAGTAGAAAATAAAAATCTAAGTAAATCACAAAGAATGTTGTATAAAGATAAAATTATTGATATTATGATTATGGCATTATCAAATAAAATAAGAAATAAATATCATAATTAATTATTATATTTTATGCATTTAGAATGCCAATTTTATAAAAAATTAACCTTAAAACGTCATACCTATTCTATGGTAGGTTATACTCAAATTTTTGCATTTTTTTTCCAATTATTAAGTTGACGTTTTAAATATTTATAAAAACAGCGTTCTAAAAATAATTTATATTATATAATTAAAAATGAATTTTATTTTTAATTATGTAAAACAACCTGAAGATAATCGTGATTATATATATCAACCACAAAATCTACAATTAACAGAAACTCATTATTTAACAGATGTTCAAATAACATCTTGTCCAATATTAAATCAAGGAAACTTAGGTTCATGTGTAGCACATGCATCATATGCATTATTATATATAATGTCTAAAGGTAAAATTTCACCTTCAAGATTACAATTATACATGTGTTTAAGAGCATCTGATAATTTTAGTTTAACGAAAGATACAGGAGGTACTATTAGAGGTGTTATGAAAGCTATTTCTAATTATGGAGTTTGTAATGAAAATTTATGGAGTTATGATATAACAAAATTTGATAAATTAGCACCAAAAACAGCTTTTACTAATACTTATAATATATCTAATTTTATTTATACATTTATTACACAAGATTATGTACATATTAAAGAAGTTTTAGTATCAGGTAGTCCAATTATATGTGGAATAGCAGTTTATGAAAGTTTTCAAAGTCCATATAGTAATAAATATGGTATAATACCTATGCCTAATACTAAAACTGAAAAATTATTAGGTGGACATGCAATTTTATTAATTGGTTATGATGATAATTCAAAATCATTTAAATTTCAAAATTCATGGGGAACTAATTGGGGTGATAAAGGATATGGTTATATTCCATATGATTATATTATAAATACTTCATTATGTTTTGATTTATGTAAAGTTAGCTTTAATGTATAATTTACTTTGTAAATTTTAATGTATAATTTACTTTGTAAATTTTAATGTATAATTTACTTTGTAAATTTTAATGTATAATTTATTTAATTAATTATTTTTTATAATATTTTTATAAAAAATATTATTATTATATTATATAATGAATACTAATTTAAATAAATTAACTAAAAGTGAATTATTAAGTATTATAAGTAATATGAAAAAAAGTGAATTAATAAATATTATACAATCTAAAACTGGTGGAGGAAATGAAAATATTATTAAAGAAACAAATCTTGCAATAAGGAAATCAATAAAAATAAATAGAAATAAATTAAATAAATTAAATGAATCTAAAAATAACAATAAATATATTATGTCAAATAATAATTTATATAAAAATATTACATAAAAATAAATATTAATTCATTTTTAATTTAATAATAATAAATATATAATTTATATCTATTATTAATTATATATGGAAATTAATAATAAATTAAAAAAAAAAATTAATAATTCTGTTGTTAGAATTAGTGCTGAAGAAATTAATATTAATTGGAATATTCCGTATTTTTTAGAAGAACCGAGTAAAGGTCAAGGAACCGGATTTTTTATAGATAAAGTTGGACATATATTAACATGTGCTCATGTTGTAAGTGGTGCTAAAAATATTTATATAGAAATACCAAATTTAGGTAGTAAAAAAATAGAATGTGAATTAATTGGATTTTGTCCTTATTTTGATATTGCATTATTAAAAACTATTAAATATAAACCGCACGACTATTTAGCATTAGGAGATTCCAATAAATTAAATGTTGGAATGAATGTTCAAGTAGTTGGATTTCCAACAAGTTATTCAAAATCTGGTTCAGGTATTAATAATATAAAATATACTTCCGGTATTATTAGTGGACAACAAGATGGATTAATACAAACTGATTCTTCAATTAATCCTGGTAATTCAGGAGGGCCACTTTTTTGCAATAATAAAGTGATTGGTATAAATAGTATGAAAATGATTGGCGATTCTTTAGATAATATTGGTTATGCTATACCAATTAACAATTATATTGTAATAAAAGATGATTTAAGAAAAAATAAAATTGTTTATAGACCAAATTTATTATATGAATATAATAATACTGATAAGAATATGATTAAAGAAATGACAAATGGAAAAACTGATAGTGGAATAATGATTTGTAATATATATGATTTATCTATTTTAAAAACTACAAACATTAAAAAAGGAAGTATTATTACTGAAATTGATGGTTATAAAATTGATAATTATGGCTTAACTAATTATAAATGGATTGGAACATATGTTAATATTGATATTTTATTAAATAAATTTAAAAATGAAAGTAATATTAAAATTAAATATTATAATGATGATAAATTAGAGACATCTATTATAAAAATTATACCCTTTATACCACCAATTAGAAAGTTATATCCAGTTTTTGAAAAAGTTGAATTTTTTATATTAGGTGGAATAATTTTTATGAATTTATCATTGAATCAATTAGGAGATAATGGTAATACTAATTTAAAATTAGCATGTAATCTTATTTATAAAGATGAAATTTTAAAAAATAAATTATACATTACATATATTTTCCCAAATACAAAAGTGAATATATTAAATAATATTAGGAAAGATGATATTATAACAAAAATTAATGATAAAAATGTTTGTTGTTTAGATGATCTTAAAAAAGCATTAAAAAAACCAATTATTATTAACAAAAAAGAATATATTAAAATAGAAAATAATGAAGAAAAATCAGTTATAATGTCTATTACGGATTTTATTGAACAAGATATTTTATTTTCACAAATTTATAAATATCCATTAACTGAATTCCATGAGAAATATTTAAAAAAATAATATTATAACACTTTTATAAGTATTATTTTTTTAAAAATAATATTATTTTAATTTATTTAAATATTATGAAATTAATACTATTAAGACATGAAGAAAGATATTATGATATCGGATTTTTTAGTAATTTAACTGATAATGGTGTTGTAAATTCATGTGTATTACCAGATAAATTAAAAAATTTAAATATTGATGTTATATTTAGTTCTCCTTTTATTAGAACATTACAAACAATATATCCATATTGTAAAAAATATAATAAAAAAATAAATTTAGAATATGGATTATATGAATATATACATAATCCTTATTTTTTATTTAATTCATGGTATTATACTAAAGATGATATTGAAGATAAAGATTTAATATCAATTGTAAATAATGATTATGAATCGATTGTTAATAAAAATGATTTTACTGTATTAGAAGATGAAATTAATTTAGAACAAAGAATTATAAAATTTTTTAGTTTTCTAAATATGTTTTATAATAATAATACTGTATTAATAGTATCTCATAAAGGTGTTATTAATAAAATTAAAGACTTGTATGTTAAAAAAACTTTAATGGATGAAGATTTTACTATGGGACATTTTGAAATTTATGATATATAAATTTTTTATTTTTAATGATAAAATATTTCTAATTTTCTTGTTTCATTTATATCACTCGGAATATTTAATTTTGATAGTTTTACATAAACATCAAGTCCATTTTTAATATATCTTCCTGATGCATAAACAGCTTTCATAAATTGTATAATATCTGGTATATAAGGTTCTGTTGATCTTCCTACATCATAAGTATTAATAAATGTAACAATTCCTTTGTCTGTTTTAACACTTACTAATCCTGTATTTATTCCGTAATTAATATCAACATTTAATGTATTTAATACATTAAAAATACCAACATTTTTACCATCTTGATTATAAACATCTGATTTAGTTTGTTGTAAATAAGATATATCTGTTAGTGAATTATTTTCTTTGTAATCTGGATAATAAATACTTTTTTGAAATATTATTGATGTTAGGATTTGCATCAATTGGGTATCATTTATATTATTTATTATTTTCATTAAAAAAATTATACACCAGCAAATAAACTATCACCTGCATAATATCCAATTAAATTATCCATTGGTTTTGGATTTTCTTCATAGATATTATCAATAAATGATGAATATTTACTTTTATTTTGTTGAATTTTATTCTGAATTTTACTTTTAATATTATGTTCTTCTTCTACTATATTTTTTTTCGCTAAATCCTTTTTAATATAATATTTATTTACATCCTCTTTACTAATATATTTAGACATATCTGGATGTTCCGTAATTTTATATTCACTAATTTGTTTACATTTTTTTTCAGGAGGACATATTGGGCAAATTGGACATTCGGGACAGACAGGACATGTCGGGCATGCAGGAATTTCACTTTTTAAAATATATTTTGATATATCTACTTTGTCACACGGTTTTATTTCACTTTTTTTTATATAATCGCTTAAATCAGGATTAGCATTCATCATATTTTTTGTAATAAATTCACTCATATCTGGACATGCCGGTACACTACTTTTTAAAATATATTTATCTATATCCTTATTTGTAATAATATCACAATTAGCACATACTTCCTTTTTAACTTCTGGTGGCGGTGTACATGTTTGAGGACATTTTTGAGGACATTTTTGAGGACATACAGGGGCACAATTTGGCTTGCATTCATGATGACATTCTTTAACTTTTTCTTTTTTAACATATTTAACTTCTTCCGGTAATCCCCAATGATATAATTCGGATGCACCTTCTGTTTGATCTGAAGAACTTGATTCCGATGGACTAAAATTTTCTGTAATATAATTTAATTCAAGTATTTTCTTTTTATCATCTAAATTTAATGGTGTTGAATCACTTATATATAATCCAATTATTATAATAAATAGAAATATAAATAGTATCCAAATTATAGAATCACTCATATATAATATTATAATATATTTTATATGATATTTTATTATAAAAAAATGAATATAAAATATTAATATTAATATTTTATATTAGCTGAAATATAAAATATTAATAAAATATTAATAATTATTAAAATGTTTTTGCAAATTCTATCAATAATTGAAGAAAATAAGTTAAAATATAATAATGTTCAAGAAGATTCTTTAAATAAAAAAATTTTATTAAATTGTTACCAATCATCTGAACAAATTCAATGTATTACTTTATGTCCTTCAATTTGTATATTTAGTACATGCACAATAATATTTTATTTTCCTTATATACTATTATATAATATTAGGAATTCAAAATAATTATTTATTTTATAAAATGCTTATGAAATAAACTTTTATTTTATAATAATTATTTTTCTAAAAAGTACGTTTGACAAAAAAATACGTAAATAAATCAATATTATTTATTTTAGTATTTTTTATATTTTCTTCTAATTCTTTTTTTGTAGTGCAATTATCACATAAATATTTATATTTATCTGGTAATATATTTCTAGTAAAATTAAGATAGAATTCATCTGAAGTACATATATTTTCTTTATTTAAATATTTTATATCAATGCCTCCATAATGATCATCACTATAGTATAAATAACAAGGATGACTAATTAAATCTAAATTTAATTTATGTTCTATTTTTAAATTACACCCTATTATACTAATACAATTCGATATATTTATTTTATTATGAAAAACAATTTCAGTTCCAATATAATAATCTTCATAAAATTCTTTAATGGTATTTATATGAGGTATTTCATGAATAGTATTATGAAAATAAGTATCATATCCAATTGTTCCATTTCTATCAACTAAATTTAAATGCCAATTTTTTTGTTTTAATAAATCTAATGGAAAAATAATTAATACCTGATTTTTACCTAAAATGATGTCTTTTAAATCATAGACTAAATGCATATATGTTCCTGGATATTGTCCTTCAATTACTTCGTATTCTTTATCAAAATTAAAATTTGTATAAGCATATACTCCTTTATTATCTATCCTCATTTGATGTCTCTCATATTCTGTATATATATACCCATGTTCAATAATTTTTAGAAGATTTTCGAATGTTGTATGATGTGCTATACATGAGTATCCTTTTTCATTAAGAATATTATTTAAGTCTTCCATTTTAAATAGTAAAGTCTTATTAATAAATATATTATTTATTAATAAATATATATTATTTATTATTATAAATCAATTTTTTAATTTAGAAATATGTACATTATATTTTACTTATAAAATATACATTATATTTTACTTATAAAATGTATATTATATTTTACTTATAAAATATACATTATATTTTACTTATAAAATATACATTATATTTTACTTATAAAATATACATTATATTTTACTTATAAAATATA